GGAGGATATACTATTGCAGAATCCTTAAGAGACCTAGACAAGCTCCGAGAAGGAGAAAGGCCAATATATGAAATAATTGAAGAGGGTAAGTCCAAAGACACAGACGATTTAGCAGGAGATCATATTTTAGAACTTGTTAATTTTGCCAGTGCTACTTGGACATCTCAGGCTAATCATGGGTTACGAAAGGACTTGGAAGATAAAGTATTGTTATTTCCAAGATTTGATACATTAACATTAAGCCTTATGACCGAGAAAGATAAAATATTTTTTAATGAAATCAAACAAAAAACTGGAGAAACGAACGCTCTCAGGCTCTATGATACTTTAGAGGATGCTGTAATGGAAATTGAGGAACTTAAAGATGAACTATCAGGCATTATAATCAGCTCAACTCCCTCGGGACGAGAAAGATGGGACACTCCGCAAGTAAAGCTAGCTACAGGAAAGAAAGGAAGAATGAGAAAGGACAGATACAGTGCTTTAGTTATAGCAAATATGATAGCTAGAACAATATATAGAGAGCTACCCCCTCCTACCTATCAATCCATAGGAAGAATTGCGGGACAAACAGGAGCAGGGAACCAAAATAAAGACATGTATATGGGGCCCGAGTGGGCCAAGGGTATCAATGATAACACATGTTTTGCAATTCGCAGGAAACATTAGTCATTGGTGTAAGGGTAATAGGTATTGTTTTTAAGTTCAATACTTACTGGAGAAAATAGTGGCAAAAAGAAAATATCCCCGTAGCAAGGAAGCAGAATTCCCGGAAGGCGCTGCCTATATTAGCTGGGATTCTGAAGATCCCAAGGATCGAGATCGAGCCTTAGCAGCTTATAGTGAGGCAGTTCCAGAGTTTACTTCTGCAAGCTTAGGTTCTCGTACAAGAGACTTTTCTGACTTAACGACCAACCTGAGCGGACGCCCCGGATTGGGGCAGGCTGATTTTGACTGGTTTCGTCCGGGAAGTGCCATACCGAGAAGACCAAAGGAAATAATTGCCTTTGCCCGTGCTGCCTATAGGAGGATTGGTCTCATTCGCAATGCCATCGACTTGATGGGTGATTTTGCGTGCCAAGGAATCCGTTTGGTTCACCAAAATCCTAGGATAGAAAAGTTTTATAACGATTGGTTTAATCGTGTTAAAGGAAAATTTGTTTCGGAAAGGATCTGCAATCTTCTGTTTCGAGAAGCCAATGTTCCAATAAGGATGAAGACTGCCAAGTTAAGTAAACAAAAACGACTTGAAATGCAAAAATCTGTTGCGACTCCAGACATGCAGGCCATAATTAACAACAAAGACTTCCAAAAAGGAGAACTTCCTTGGCAGTATATTTTTCTTGACCCTCTCTTAATAGATGTTGTTGGAGGTCCCCTTTCAAATATGACAGGGACCAAGCTTTACAAAATGAAGCTTCCCAATGGCATAAGAAGAGAATTAAAGAAATTACAGAACAGTGGAATGTTGGCTGAGAGGTCTTTGTTGTCACAAATTCCGGATGAGGTTCTAATCGCAGCCGAAACCCAAAAAGGGGTATTACTTCCTTCTGACAAAACATTCTTTTTGCATTACAAAAAAGACGATTGGCAAGAATGGGCTGATCCAATGACGTATGCGTGCTTTAAGGATTTGCTTTTATATGAGAAGCTTAAGCTAGCTGATCAAGCTGCCCTAGACGGCGCTATATCAAAAATTCGAGTTTGGAAGCTAGGGAGCTTAGAGCACAAGCTGGCCCCTACTTCAACTGCCGCAGCATCTTTGGGAGAGATATTAGGAACTAACGTAGGAGGGGGCACTATTGACATAGTGTGGGGTCCAGACATTGAATTGATAGAAACGGGAACAGACGTACAGCGGTTTTTGGGAGAAGAGAAGTACAAGCCTACCCTAATGGCCATTTATGCGTGTCTTGGTATTCCGCCCACCCTTACAGGAACATTCGGGGCAACCGGGACGACAAATAATTTTATATCCCTCAAAACCCTTACCGAGAGACTAAATTATGTAAGAAACATTCTTATTGATTTTTGGAGGGAGCAGACCAAGATTGTCCAAGAAACAATGGGCTTCCGGTTTTGCGCCAAACTAGAATTCGACTTTATGTACCTAGATGACCCCGCTGCCATGACCCAGCTAATGATTAGTTTAGCAGACAGAAATATCATCAGCGATGAGCTTGTTCAGAGAAATGTTAAAGCGCAGCCAGATATCGAAAGGAAGAGACTTGCCAACGAGAACAAGAGAAGAGAGGGTAGATCTATGTCTGAAAAGATTAGTCCTTATCATGCTGTAGACAAAGAATTCTCCTTAGAAAAGGTTGCTCTCCAAACGGGGGTTGTCTCTCCGAGTCAGGTCGGTCTGAAGCTTGAAGAAAAAGACGGGGACAAATCTGCCCTAGAGCTCAGGCAAAAACAAAGAAAAGAACCTTCTCCTGACGAATCCGATAAGCAAAAACAATTAAAGCTTCCCTTTAATGAAGATACTGATACAGACACAAAGGAGGGCCCCGGAAGGCCTAAAAACTCTAGGGACAATGTTCCGCGAGAAAAAAGGACATTCAAGCCCAGAAGAAGAGCGTCCCTCGAATTGTGGGCCAAAGAAGCACAGGACAAGGTCTCTGAATTTATCAACCCAGCAATTTTAGCGCAATTTGACAAGAAAAATATGAGAAGTCTAACCTCAGAAGAATCGTTGGAAGCAGAGAAGATAAAGTTTGAAATACTCTGCGGTCTTTGCCCACAACAAGAAGTTAACGAGATTGCCATTGCTAATGCTGTTAATTCTCCCCCCGTTACGCCGGAAGCAAATAAAGAGTGTGAAATCTGGATTTCCGAGGCTTCCAATGAGATAGGACGACGCCTTACGGTAGAAGAGATGAGAAACCTAAGAGCTTCGTTCTACGTGTACTACCAAGAGAATTATTTATAAATTTACAGTTTGGTGTAATTTTCCCCCGAGAGGTGATGCATGAATAACATTAGTATTTTTAATTTTGAAAAAGAGGCTGGTCTTGAAGCACAAATCAAGGAACAGACCTCTTTAGCTTACGTATCTCAATTATGCCCCGCCTATCCAGAAACGAACAGCCTACAACTAAATAAAATTATTTCGTCCGATTATCCGAAAACATCATATAATAATGTAATGGAGACCATTCGGGCCCAAGCTGGAGATCGGGATTCTGACGTTTATCAGACCTTTTCAATTCTAGTTAGCACTGCTTGGAATAAAAATGATGATGTTTTTAATAGTGCAGAAGTGTGGGCTGCCAAAGAAACACCTAAATACAAACCCGCCAACTTAGAACACGATGAAAAACAAATAGTTGGTGGGATTATAGGTAGCTGGCCGGTAGACGCTAAATTTGACCTTGTCGACGATAATGTCAATGTAGACAAGCTTCCGGACCTTTACCATCTATTGGTTTCTTCTGTTATTTATAGACAGTGGCAAGATCCTGAATATCAAGCTAGAGCAGAAGATCTTATATCAAAAATAGAAAACGGGGAAATGTTTGTGTCGATGGAATGTATCTTTCGGGGCTTTGATTATGCTGTTGTAACCCCAAGCAACGAAAATCATATCATAGCCCGGAACCAAGAGACATCCTTTCTCACGCAACATTTACGATCCTATGGAGGAAAGGGAGATTATCAAGAGCATAAAGTTGGAAGGCTGCTCAGAAACATAACATTTTCCGGAAAAGGCTTTGTCGAAAGACCTGCCAACCCGGACAGTATTATATTTGACAGCAATCATATGTTTGATTTTTCTAATGCCTCTGTTGCTAAAAACTTGTTTTCTAACACCAATGGTGTATCTGTTAGAGTAGAAGAAGAATTATTTTCCAGCAAAGAAAAACAGGAGAATTTGAATATGTCTACTGATATTTTGAACAATCAGATCAATGAGCTTAAACAAGCTCTAGCTGATGTTCAGGCTGAAAATAAGGAGCTTGTAGACAAGCTGTCCAAGGCAAACGTTGAAGGTTTAGAGAAGCAGATCATAGAGCTTAACGAAACATCGGAAGCTCTGAGTGACGCCTTTAATAAACTTAACGAAGACTTGGTAGCAGAAGCTTCTAAATCAGAGGAGCTGGAAGCTAAGCTTTCAGTAGAGACTGAAGCCAGAACAAAGGTAGAAGATCTGATTAAATCCATGGAACAAGAGAAAGTCAAAGCCGAAAGAATGGCTACGCTTATTGAAGTTGGTCTTTCTGAAGAAGAGGCTGCTGCAAAGATCGACATTTTTGACGGTCTGAGCGATGATCAATTCGCGGCAATGGCGGAAACCTTGAAATCCGCTTACATGCGTAAGAAAGCTGCTGACGACGAAGACGAAGATGAAGGCAATCCCTTCAAAAAGAAGAAGAAAGATAGCAAGGCTGAAGTTGATACGGACGCCAAAGCTGCACAAGCTGATTCAGAAGACTACGAAGAGGCTTCTGAGGTTGACGAAGAAGTGCTTGAAACAGCTTCTGCCGAGGAAACAATTGACATGTCGGTTGCTTCCGAAGAGGTAGAGGATGAGTCAAATCATGTTCGTGCCAATCTTCGTGAGTGGGTAAATACTTACGTTCTTAATCAAGAATTAGGAGAATAAACACAATGGCACTTAAACCAGATAGAAATGAACACCTCACAGATCTTAGTTTCTTCATGAATGAAACTGGTGAAAGAGGTAAAATTGTTATGTTTGATATCGGTCAGGCAGGCTCTGGCTCGGCAATGGACTCCTCTAACCAGAGAGTTCAGGCTCCTACGGGAACCGTTCCCGCAGATTTGCAAGCGCCCGCTGGCCTCTTACTTAACGATGTCGTAAACCTCGACCTCACGAGGCAACATCTTAACTTCCAGAAGGACGAAGTCCAACTGGGAAGTAAGGTCTTGTTACTACAACGTGGTTTCGTTGTGACAAATAATGTTTCCGGCACACCTACAGCCGCCAATATTGGCTCTTCCCTGTATGTGACTACCCTCGATGGCACGTATGCCGGGTCTATGTCGGTCACTAATAATGGTGGTCCTAGAGTTGGTCGCTTACTGTCCATCAAAGACGAAGATGGGTACGCTAAGGTCCAAATCGACATCACATGGTAATTAATTAATAAAACTTAGGAGATAAGAAATGGCTAACAAAAAGTTTTTTGAGCCAACTCCCGAAATGAATGAGCTGCTTGTAAGAGCAGGATCACTCAAAAGGGAGGAGTCTCTTTCCGCGACAGCCGAGCTTGCTAAAGCTCTTGAGTTGCCACTCCGAAAAGGGGTTATGAGCGGAAATATTCTAGACGGTATATTTGAAGCCATCCGTCTGGAAACCGGCAGCACCAGTGAATTCCCATTGGATTTCCTCGCTCCCGGAACGGAGAAAGATTTTGTAGCATATACCATTCCTAACCACGGACGTATTCCAGAGAGACACGTCGAAGGTGACTATGTCATGGTTCCTACCTATGACGTTGGTGCTTCGATAGATTGGCTTTTGAAGTATGCTCGTGATGCTAGATGGGATGTCGTAGGTCGTGCTATGAGCGTTATGGAAAGTCAGTTCGTTAAGAAGGCGAATGATGATGGCTGGCACACAATGCTAGCCGCTGGCGTTGATCGTAATATTTTGGTTTATGATGCAGACGCTGCTTCAGGCGTTTTCTCAAAGCGACTTGTTTCATTAATGAAGACGGTTATGCGTCGAAACGGGGGCGGAAACAGCACCTCCATCAATCGAGGCCAGCTTACGGACCTGTATTTGAGTCCGGAAGGCATCGAAGACATCCGCAATTGGGGTGTTGATGAAGTTGATCCCATCACCCGACGTGAACTCATTACTCAAGAGGGAGGTTTGCTCCTTCGAATCTTCCAAGTCAACTTGCATGATTTGGATGAGCTTGGTGAAGGCCAAGAGTATCAGAACTTCTATACGGCTGATCTAAGCGGCAGCTTGCCTGCTGGCGACAATGAAGTACTCGTGGGTCTAGATCTTAGAACAAACGACAGCTTTGTGATGCCGGTTCGTGAAGACGTTCAGATCTTTGAGGACGATACCCTTCATCGACAGAGGAGAGCAGGTCTTTATGGATGGGCTGAGCACGGCTTTGCCGTTCTAGACAACAGACGAGTGCTTCTTGGTGCATTCTAAGATTACTCTTCTGTGATTAAAAAAAAATAAGCCGTCTTTGGTGATCCTTTATATCTGGTATTGCTAAAGGCGGTTTTTTTCATTAAAAAGGAAAGGTTGTAAAAATGATAGCCAAAAAAATTTTTTTCGTATTTGCTTCTTTGATAATCGCTTTGTCTGCTCAAGTAAAAGCTGACGAAGCCCTCTATAAAAAACTTCAGGATATTTCAGTAACAGTGAAGTCAGGATACAGCGAAGGGTCTGGTGTAATTATTACTAGAGATGTTAGAGTGGGCCCAAACAAAATAGAAAAGATTAACTTTGTATGGACGGCTGGTCATGTTATTGACAATCTCAGATCTGTCCGAACTATAATTAAAGATGGCAGACAAATAAAAGTAGTAGAGTTTAAAGACGCTCAGGTCGTTAAAGAATTAATAGAAAATGGACGCCGGGTTGGTGAGTTAAAAATGGATGCGAAGGTTATTAAATACAGTCCCTCCGAAGAAGGAGAAGACTTGGCCCTTTTAATGGTTAGAAAAAGAGACTTCATTCAACAGAATGTAGATTTTTGTATTTCGGAAAATCCTATACCTATTGGGACCGAACTATATCACGTAGGATCTCTGTTGGGTCAGCAGGGTTCAAATTCAATGACAAGAGGCATCATATCGCAGGTTGGGAGAGTTCTTAATCTAGGAAGTGGTGACGGAGTTGTATTCGACCAGACTACAGTAACTGCATTTCCGGGAAGTTCTGGAGGAGGAGTCTTTCTTTCAGAAAGATCCGAAGGCAAGGGCGGTCAATATGTCGGAATGCTTGTTCGTGGTGCTGGAGAAACGTTCAACCTCATCGTCCCTGTACGCCGAATGAAAAGGTGGGCGGATAGTCAGGATATAGGATGGGCTCTTGATACAAACCTTGAAGTTCCCAGTCTAGAAGACATCTTAAAATTTCCAATCGAAGGAGCCATTCCCGAGAAGAAAGATAGTGATGAAAAGTCTATTTTTCCAGACGCCATTACATTTCCAACCCTTATTAATTAACGGCACAGGAGAAAAAGATGTCTGCAATGTCACACTATTTAGAGTCTGGACTAATAGGTCATATCTTTAAAAATATTACTTTCTCTTCTCCCTCTACTCTATACATGGGCTTGGTTGGGAATTATAGTTCTGGTTCGTTGGAAAGTGGCAGTTTTAGTCAAGAGCTTAGCGGCGGATCATATGCTAGGGTTTCTGGAGGGCCCGGAACGGCTTATTGGGCAGCCCCAGCTACTTCCGGTCAAACACACAATTTTCAAGATCTTACATTTCCTACGGCTACTTCTAATTGGGGATATGTTTCTGGGGTATTTATTGTTGACGGCTCCGGTACAGCCGACAATATATTACTTTATGGACAACTTACTACGGCTAAAAATGTTACCAATGGAGATACCTTCTCTTTCACAAGCGGAGACCTCGATATATTCTTCAAGTAAAATGATAGGGGTTATTCGACGATGCTATTCGGAAGAGATAGGGTAAAACAGGGGACCACCACTAC